GCACCGATAATCCTTCTCCGAACCGTCCAGACCGCGCCAGCCGATGTCACGGCAGAGCACCGTTACCGAGACAGCCATAGTCATAGCAAGGACGAACTTCGTGTCCTCCACCCGCGCCGTCTGAGCTTCTGTGCGGAGTTCTGCGGTCGTTTGCGTGTTGATGCGGTCGAGATATGCCATCGTCTCTTTCACGCCGTCCTGCGCCACCCTGCGAGCCATAGCGCGCTTAATCTGCTTCCGTAAGCTCATGCATGCACCATCCTTTCATAGCTTCGCATCCTTGCGAGATAATCCCCGCCGCCATACTTCCACCGGCGCTCCGCATGCGGACTCTGATCATTGACGCCGGGAATGTGCCGCGGGATAAGCGCCACCTGGAACGCCTTCCGCTGTGCCGCTGTTGGTTTCCGTGGCGGCGTTACGCGGCGTCCCTTGACCACTGCGCGGATGCCGTGCCGGGACATGTATCGTGTCATGCTTCCGTGCGTCAGGCCGAAGTGCTTTGCCGCTTCCGTGACGGTGTGCGTCAGCAGGTACGCCTGTACCTCTGCGGATGTCCTGCCTGCAACCCGATTGCCCCTCTCCCTCTGGGCACAGCTCCGACACATGGTCGACTGTCCCTTAACAAGGTCTGTGCCGCGGACACTGCTTTCATGTCCGCACTCACACCGGCAACGGTATTTCTGACGGTCGTTCGGGTCGTCCTTGTCTCTCGGTAGTGCTTCCAGTACCGTCCAGCGCCCGAAGGTCTGCCCGGTCAGGTCGGGCAATTTCTTTCCGCTCATGTCGTCCCCCTTTCCATGTCGCGTGCGTGGAGCTCCTCCCAGAAAAACAGCATGATATGCGACGCATATTCCGGCAGCCCCTTTAACGGTTCATTCGCCGCCCGGAATGCCTCATCCCATGCGGCGGCGTCATCGTGATCCGGGACGTTATCGCGGTATTTCTTCCAGAACTGCTGAGCCGCCCGGAGCAGTTCGGTTACCTGTTCGTTTGTCATTCTTCAACCTCTGTTTTCGTCGTTTCTAAAAATCTACCGTTGATACCGTTGATACCGTTGATGAATCAACGGTGCATCAACGGTTCATCAACGGTAACCCCCTAACAACGGTAAAGAGCTTTTTTATAGAGAACCACCGCATAAATGCTATGTTTTTTAAGAGTCATCAACGGTGCCATCAACGTTATCAACGGTCATCAACGGTGACTTTTGTAAAGCATACAAACTTCCGCCCGTTCCGTTGCTGATTTTCAGCACCTTAATTTCGTCAACAGCCAACATTCTGCCCATGTGCCGATTGAGAAATCCGCCGACTTCTTTGGCGCTGTCCTGAATCGGATACCCCAGCTCGACCGCCGTCCTGATCAGATCGCTGCATCTCCCCCGCCAGTATTCGCTTGCGTTCATAATCCCAAGAATCGCGGTTCTGATTTCGGAGGAAAGATACTGCCGCATCATGGCTTCTTTTTCTGCTTCGGCTGAATTCACAGCGTCAACAACTGACCACTGGGCGTTTTCAAGTTTCACATCCAGCTCCGGCAGCCCGTCGATGGTCTTGCCCTTCACGGAAATATGGATAGGGTCGTCCTTCCGCTTGCGGTACATCACTATCATCTGGGTCGCCGCGCCCTGGAGTCCTGTACTCCCAAGGATATTGGAAAACGGGTCATCTGGATCCACGGCCTTCCGGTCATGGCACACAAGCACGATAGAGATATGGTGCCTCTGCGCCAGTTCGTTCAGCGGTGTTATATCCCGGTAGGCGTGCTCATATTCGGTCTCCTTCACGTTCTTCGACGGTGACCGGATAATCTGGAAGACGTCGATCACGACCACGCCAATAGACGGGTCTTCCTTCAGATACGCCTCGATCTGCTCCGTGAATCCGCTTCCCAACGAGTCCGTTTCCGTCTCAAGGTAGAAATTCGGCGGGACAGGCTCGCCCTGGAGGATTTTCCTGAGTCTTCGCTGTTGCAGGACTTCGCTCGTCTCAAGGTCGAGATATAATACGCTGCATTTCTGTGTCTCGTACCCGAGGAACGGCTCACCTCTGGCAATGTTCAACAGCATGCCCAGCGCAAGCCACGACTTCCCGAGCTTCGGCTTTGCCGACAGGATACATGTTCCTTCCATAAGAAACGGCAGTTCCGACCCGACCCCGACGAATACCTTCGGCTCCGGGAGATTCTTCTGCATGAGTGCTTCTGCGGTCTTCAGCTTGCGGATCTTCCGCTCTTTCGCAGGTTTCTGCGGCTGTTCAAGTGTCATGCTCTTTTCAGCCGCTTCGATGGATTTCTTTCGGACATGTTCCTTGTATCCGGCGTCAATCCTTTCATCATCCATCTCATGCCGGGTGTACGCTTCCGGGTCGAACAGCATCCGCACATCCTGCCAGCGCTTACCTCGGCAGCTGTTGTGATGGCACTTAAACGCTATAGCGCCGTTGCTGTACTGGAAGATCTTCGCGTCGCCATTCCTGTGATTGTGGTCGAACGGGCACTCATGAAGCTTGTAGATCTTCGCACGGTCATTGGAGTCCTCTTCGTAGGTCATTCCGTGCTCGCGCATGAAGCCGAGCAGGTCGAACTCTTCCTGTTGGTGGCTCACCCGCCGCCGGTCTCCCGGATCCGGCTCGTCCGGCAGTTCTGCTGCCAGTTTCTTCAGAACATCTTCGCCGGTAATCTCTATTCGCTCCGGCGCTGACAGAATCCTGCTCATGCGGTGCGGCCTCGTCCGGGTTGATGTGCCTTTCTGGGCGAGTGTTCCGTGGAGCTTGCAGATTCTGCTCGGGTTGCTGTTGGTCGTGTCGATTTTGACCGTGTCGGAGTCGAAGATTGACGCCAGCACTTTCAGACACTTTTCGACCAGGGCCCGCCCCGCCTTGTCATTCATCACGGAGATCCTGTAGAGCAGATGGTAGCCGTTTCCGCTTAACGCCTTGACCGGTTCCATGAAGCCAAGGTCATGCAGGTACCCAGCGACCGTCTTCGCAAGCTTCTCAGCTTCAGCAAGCTCAGCATCGCTCGAAGATATCCCCGCCGCCCGCACCGGATCCAAATCAACGAATAGCCACCTGTACATGGTGATTTCTGTGTCGCTGGTCGTCTGCGGGCTTTTCAGAAAATGCTCGCTCTGGGCGCGAGCAAAGCATTCATCCTTCACCTCGCCCAGAGTGATGTAAGCATTTTTTGCGCGAATATCGACGTTGTCGAACTCCCGCAGGAGCGTATCTGCATCCCGGAAGTACCCGCTGAGAATGTCTTTTTTCGATGTCCCTATCACCCGGATCTCGAACACCTTGCCCGGCGCCTGGATGATTGATATGGCTTTTTTTACCTCATCGGCATCAATGTATTTTCCCCAGCGCATCATTCCCACCTCTTAGAAGGGAATGCCTTCGTCCTCTTTCACGCCCTCAGGGATACTCATGAAGCCGCTGCCCTGCGGCGGGGTCCCAGTCGAAGCAGGAGCAGAATGCCCGGGCAGATACTTCGGGTCAGGAATCCTTGCTGAACTGACCGCATCCCATGAGCAGAACCACTTTGGAACGCTTCTCATGCTGACCTTGCCCTCGTATTCATGCTCTTCGTTGCCATAGACCACGCCGATTTTCTTCCCGTTGAACTGTTTTCCCCAGTTCGCGCCGCCCCACTGGACGGTGTAATTATTGGACTTTTCAATGCAGGAGCAGAAGGTCTTGAAAGCCCTGCTGGTCTTATTCGGATCGTTGTAGTCGCTGACCATGATGTATTTGCTTCCGTTAAAAGGCCACTTGCGCGTGTCGCGGGTATCTCCCTCGAAAGCGGCTGTGTGGTATCCGGCCTGCTTATCCGGCGGGCAGAAGTCGAACAGTACGACAATCATATCTTTGCCAGTACTCGACTGGGTCTCGGTGACCTGCTTGATGACCGCGTAATGCCCTCCGACCGCAACCGGGGTGAATTCTCCGCTTTCTCTGGCCTCATCGTATCCAGTAGGTTTCTGCATGCTTAGTTCTCCTTTTCTAATTTTTCAACCGCTTCCATAAGAAGGGTGATATTGGTGTTTTCGAGGTAATGCATATGGAAGGATTTCGGGCGATGGTCGAACGGCCCGCCCTTCCGCCCGGCTTCCTGTCGGAGAGGATTCTTCCCTCGGACTTTCGGGCCATAGTATTCGTTCAGGAATTCTTCGACGGTCTTCCCGCGTTCCTCTGCTTCGAAAAACAGCTCGTACCGCTTATTCCTGACGAACAACGAGATGTCATTCGGATCGATGCGCGGATGCATGATCAGTTCATTCTCCTGGAAATACTGGTCGATGTACTGACCGCACACATCCCGGCTGCAAAGGTTCGGGCCATTGGCGTCTCTGCTGATCAGGCGGTCTTCCCGCCAGTGCTGGAAGCAGAGGCGGGCGGTATGCTCGAGACTGAACGCCTCCCAGTGCCCGCTTTCCTTGCCGCGCCAGAAGTTCGTCCGCGTCCAACTCTCATGAAATGCCTTATGACAGCTGTCGCAGAGAGTGATGACGTCCCGCAGCCGTTCATTTCCGAGACGGCTGTAATGGAGGTGGTGCGTCTGGAATACTTTTCCATGTAGATCTTCGTGGCAGATAACGCACCGCCCTCCGTCAAAATCGAACCGTGCCTGCCGGACTTTCTGCCAGTGCGGATGTCTCTGGATGTACTCCCGATAATCAATCCGCGTTCCGTCAGGCAAGTAAGCAAGTCCCATTAGTCGGCATCACCTCCAATCAGCTGTTCGGCATATTCTTTTGCGTCTTTCAGCGAATACTTCTCAATCAGATCCCTGCCGTCCCGGCAGACGAAGTACGAGGTGTGCCACCATCCGCCTTCTCTGGTGCCAGCATGAGGGATGAGACGCTTGCGGCTGTGCACCGTGAACTGTGTTCCGACGAGCCTATAGATGATTGTCGTTCCCCGTGCCGAGACTCTTCGCCCTTCCTTGATCCATTTACTCGCCATCTTCTTCGCCTCCATTCAGTCCCCAGTACTCCCGGATCCGCATGTCGACCATCTTCAAGTCGTTCGGGATCTCGATGGAGTCGAACATCTCCTCCGGCGATTTTGCCGTGCTCTGCCCGTTGCTCTGGGTGAAGAATTTGTGATCCTGGCAATAGAGGACGATGTCAAAACAGCCCTCAACAGTCAGTTTTTCGTCAAGCATCTTGCCGATGGTCTTGACCTTCTCCCGGCCGTCCGGCCCGGTCTCTGAATGATGCAGGAAGTACACGATTTTGTCGTCTTCCGGGAGCTCGTTGATATAGTGGATGAGGTTTCTGAAGTTTGCCGCCATCTGGGTGTATTTGTCGTATCCCTTCTCAGCGGCCCGGTCGAACAGTTCGTTGACCATGAGATACTGAGAGTCATCCACTACAACACTTTTCACCTTTGCGGCGCGGATCGTGTTCATGATCCAGGAATACTTCGCGGCGTTGAGCTGGGCATAAGTGTTAATTTCTGCGCTGTCTGTGAATTTCGGCACCCGGACGGTCTTGATCTTTGACCGGAACGGCAGCCGTCCCTTTTCCACAGAGATAACGCCCACCTCATCCGGGCTGAAGTTCTTCAGACTGAATGTCTTACCGGAGCCAGAAGGGCCCATGACTAATACGGGAATTGCCATATTACTTCTCCTCCTCTCCCTCAAACAGCGGGCCGTCTTCCGGCTCGATCTTGCTGATAACGTGGTGCACTCTCTGGAACGCGGCGACGTCCTCCGCCGTGACGCGCTGACCGGACAGGACAGCTTCGGAAAGCACAATGTGGAGCT